CCAATGACTAAAGCACCAGCAAAATCAAAAGTTGAAGGTGCAGGTGAACCTGTTAAGGCTAAAGACGGCGGCGACGGTAACATGGGTGATAACTCACCTAAAGATACTGGCGGTAGTTCAAATCTTAACGTAGAACCTAAAAAGGTTTAATAAGGTTCAGGTAAGTTTTACAGGAGTTTTCGATGGCTAATAAACTATATGAATATATGAGTCCAGCACAATCAGGATTGATTGTTGAGTCTAACGACGGAAAGGATTTATGTATGAAGGGTTTATTCATTCAGGGCGACGTCAAAAACCAGAATGGTAGAGTATATCCAAAAGATGAAATACAAAAAGCAGTAGAAAGTGTAAAACAAAGATTGACTAAAGGTGAAACTGTGATGGGCGAATTAGACCATCCAGAAGAACTACAAATTAATCTAGACCGCGTAAGTCATATCATTACAGACATGTATTGTGAAGACTCAAACGGTTTAGGAAAGTTGAAAATCATAGATACACCAATGGGGAATATTGCAAGAGCATTATTGACGGCAGGCGCACAACTTGGTGTTAGTAGTAGAGGTTCAGGAAATGTTAATGAAAGTGGTAAAGTTTCCGACTTCGACATAGTAACAGTAGACATTGTGGCACAACCAAGTGCACCAGATGCCTACCCTAAAACAATCTATGAAAGTTTATTTAATATGCGAGGCGGTAGTCAAATATTTGACACCGCTCAAGCAGTAACACACGATAAAAGAGCAGAAAAACACTTGATAAAGCAGATCACTGGCCTTATCAACGAACTTAAAATTAAGTAGGAGACTACGATGGCAGTGAATTTTACAGATCTACTTGAAAATGCAGAATTAACATCTGATGTTAAGGAAGCTCTTCAAGAAGCATGGGAATCTAAAATCTCTGAAGCAAGAGAGGAACTTACTGCGGAACTTAGAGAAGAATTTGCACAAAGATATGATCATGACAAAAGTCAGATTGTTGAAGCAATGGACAAATTCATCACAGAAAAAGTTTCAGCAGAAATTGCCGAAATTGCAATAGAGAAAGAAGCCCTTGCAGGCGATCGAGTTAAGTACACGAAAGCCATTAGTGAGCACGCCAAAGTTTTAGACAAATTTGTAACTCAAGCAGTTGCTAATGAAGTCAAAGAACTAAGAGCAGACAGATCCAGAGTTAGTGAGCATGTAACGAAATTAGATAATTTTGTTGCAGAGCAACTTGCTGGTGAACTAGCAGAATTCCACGAAGACAAAAAAGGTCTTGTGGAACAGAAAGTCAAAATGGTACGTGAAGGCAAAAAACAACTTGCTGAAGCGAAGAAAGACTTCATTAAGAAAGCCGCTGATAAAGTGGAAAGTATCATCAATAAAACGATGGTTAATGAAGTTAAATCATTCCGTGATGACATCACTAGGGCTCGTGAGAACGATTTTGGTCGTAGAATTTTTGAAGCATTTGCGAATGAGTATGGCGTAAGTTATCTCAACGAAGCAAAAGAAATCAAGAAAGTACAAAAACAAATCGCTGAAATGGAAGCCAAACTTAACGAATCTCAACAAGCGATTGCTGAGAAAGAAGAAACAACTAAATTAGTTGAATCTAAGTTAAGAGTTGCAGAAGATCGATTCGAAAGAAAAGAGAAACTCAACGAATTAATGGCCCCACTAGGCAAAGAGAAGAAAGAAATTATGTCAGATTTACTTGAAAGTGTCAAGACAGATAGATTAGAAGAGCAATTCAATAAGTATTTGCCTTCAGTTCTAGATGGCGAAACACCAAGAGCAAAGAAGACGTTGTCAGAATCAGTTACTAGTGAACACACTGGTAATAAGGCAACTGTGGTAAACGCAGAAGCCGATGACAAAGCGGATGATGTCGTTGAATTAGATATGATCCGTAAATTAGCCGGACTTTCAAAATAAAATAGGAGTTAGAAATGGCAGATTTATTTGAAAGCAACTGGTCCGCAACTAAGGAAGCCTTGCTTGAAGGATTAGATGGAAACAGAAAATCCTCATTAGATGTGGTCCTCGAAAATACAAAGAGACATTTGTCAGAGGCCGCAACTGCAGGTTCCACAGGAGCAGGTTCAGTAGCAACTTTAAACAAAGTAATGTTACCGTTAATTAGAAGGGTTATGCCTTCTGTTATCGCTAACGAGCTTGTTGGTGTTCAGCCAATGAGTGGTCCAGTTGGACAAATCCATACATTAAGAGTACGTTATGCGGAAACTGGTGGTGGAGCAACAGCAGGTGACGAGGCATTAAGTCCTTTCAAACTTGCTAACACATACGCGGGTAGCCCAGATGCAACAGCAGTTGCTGAAGGAAACCCAGGTAGAAAAATGTCAATCCAAATCTTAAAAGAGACTGTTGAAGCAAAAACAAGACGTTTAAGTGCTAGATGGACATTCGAAGCGGCTCAAGATGCAGAAGCGATGCACGGCGTAGACGTCGAAGCAGAAATTATGCAGGCTTTAGCACAAGAGATTGTAGTTGAAATCGACCAAGAAATTATCGGTTCACTAAGAACTCTTGCAGGTGCTGGAACAACTTTAGACTTTGGTTCATTAAGTGGACAAAGTGTTTACGTTGGTGACAGACACGCGGCTTTGGCTATTGAGATTAACAGAAGTGCTAACAGAATCGCGGCTAGAACAAGACGTGGTGCTGGTAACTACATTGTTGTATCTCCAGAAGCATTGACAATCCTACAAAGTGCGTCAACTTCTACTTTCGCTAGAACAACTGAAGGTTCTTTTGAAGCACCAGTGAACACTAAGTTTGTTGGAACTTTAAACGGAACAATCAGAGTTTTTGCTGATAACTATGCGGCTGACGGAACTAAAGTTCTTGTTGGTTACAAAGGATCAAGCGAAACTGATGCTCCAGCATTCTACTGTCC